ATGACAAATGTTTTAAATAGAATTAGGGATAAAATTATTGATGCTCAACTTGATAGATTATTAAGTGGTTTTGGAGATAATTTTAAGAAAAGTGGTGGCATAGGTTTAGGCGGTTTTGTAGGGAGTATTATTGGTAGTGCATTTGCTAATGGTGGACGCCCTCCGGTAGGTAAAGCTTCGATAGTTGGCGAGAGAGGGCCAGAATTATTCGTTCCTAAAGTTGCAGGCACTATAATTCCAAATAATAATCTTGGAGGGGGTACAACAAATATTGTTAATGTTTCTGTTGATGCGTCTGGTTCTGCTGTATCAGGTAACAATCAAGATGCACAAGAGTTAGGAAATTTAATTAGTGCAGCCATTCAAGAAACCCTTGTTAGAGAGAAACGTGCAGGAGGTTTATTAAGTTAATTATGGCAACTTTTCCATCAATTCAACCAACATATACTGGCTTTAGAAAAACAAGTTCACCCAAAGTAAGAACAACAGATTTAGGAGATGGCTATCAGTTTAGAGCTTTATTTGGCCTACCTTTAACACAAGACCCAAAAGTATATAATCTTACTTTTGTAGTGTCTGAAGAACAGTCAGATATTATTGAAGCCTTTTTAAGAAGTAGGGTAAACGATCAGGCAAGTTTTGATTTCACCCCACCAGCCGAAGGATTTGTTAAAACTGGCACATATTCTCAAAGTGGCACCACATCTACAATAAGCATTAACAATCATGGCCTTGCTATTGGCGATGTGGTAACAATTGACTATACATCTGGTTCTGCTGTTGATGGTTCATTTGCAGTAGTAACAACGGCTGATGATAATACTTTTACTGTTACGGCTGCGGCAAGTGCTACAAATTCAGGAAATGTCTCTGTAACTTTATCTGGTACTGGTAAATTTATCTGTAAAGGTTGGTCAAAAGATATTCCATTTAATAACAGAGTTGTTATTACAACAACATTTGAGGAGGTATTTGAACCATAATGGCTATACCCATTGCAGAATTACAATCTTTATCTAATAAATCTATTATTGAACTTTATTCAATTACTTTAGTAACAGCGTTACATGGTTCATCAAGCGTAAGTCGCTTTCACTCTGGTGTTGGTATGAATAGTAATGCAAGTATTATATGGCAGGGAAACACTTATGATAGATTTCCAGTAATTGCGGAAGGATTTGAATATAGTGGTCGGGGGACTTTACCACGACCAACTTTAACAGTTTCAAATATCTTAGGAACTATAACAGCATTGATGTTACAAGTGAATGCTACAACTCCTTACAATGATTTACAGGGTGCAAAATTAATTCGTCATAGAACAATGGCTCAGTTTTTAGATGCTGTTAATTTTCCTAGTAATATAAATCCATTTGGGACTCCAGATTCAACATCAGAATTTCCTCAAGAAATATATTTTATTGATAGAAAAACTATTGAAAGTAGAGAAATTGTACAGTTTGAATGCGTTTCTGCTCTTGATTTAGAAAATATACAAGCACCAAAAAGACAAGTGACAAGAAAAGATTTTCCATCTGTGGGCACTTTTGTATGAATTGGAAAGAAAAAGCTGCTAAATATTCTGTTGAATGTCTACCTGAAGAATCTTGTGGTTTGTTAGCTATAATTAAAGGAGAAGAGACTTTCTGGCCTTGTAAGAATTTATCTGAAGCACCTGATGAATATTTTGTAATATGTCCCGATTCATGGGCTGATTGTGAAGATCAAGGTGAATTGATAGGAGTTGTCCATTCTCATACTCATGGTTCTGCATATCCATCTGATGCCGATAAAGCATCTTGTGAAGAATTAGATTTGCCTTTTTATATATATAGTGTTCAAAATGATGATTGGAATTACATAGAACCAAATGGATATGAGTCTGGACTTTATGGACGGACATGGATTTGGGGTGTGCACGATTGTTATAGTCTAATTACTGATTATTTTTTTAAAAATAAACAAATAAAATTAAAATTTTGGCCTAGACCAAAAAATATAAAACAATTTGTCAATAATCCATATTTTGAAAAAATATTAATTGAATCTGGTTTTATTGAAGTAGATAAAAATAATATAAAAGAAGATGATGTTTTGTTAATGGAAGGGCCAAAAGAAAAATTAAATCATGTTGCTTTATATATAGGAAACCAAACTATATTTCATCATGCTATTAAAAAATTGAGTTGTAGAGAAATATATGATTTAAAATATATACAAGCTACAAAAAAAGTTTTTAGATATGCAACTTAGAAAATTAATAGTTTATGGAAAATTAAGAAAACTTTTAGGGCGTTCACATTTTAATATTGCTGTAAATAATCCAGCACAGGCTTTTAGTTTTCTCAAAAATAATTTTCCACAAATAGAAGGTCATATCCTTAATAATTTTTATAGGGTAAAAATGGGTGAAACAGAAATAACAGAAAAAACTTTATTATTAAAAGGGCAAGGTGACATCAAAATTATTCCTTTAGCAGTAGGAGCAAGAAGTTTAAAAAGAGTTTTAATTGGTGTTGCTGTTGTTGCTGGTGCTGCAGTATTAGCTGGAACTGGTATCGGTGTAGGTATTGTTGCTGCTAAAATAGCTACCTCTATTGGAGTTTCAATGATTGTAGATGGAGTTACTTCTATGATTGTACCTCCACCTAAAAAGCAAAATTTTAATTCCTCCGATATGTCGGATAATGATCCATCAATGCAAGTAAATTTTGGTTTTAGCTCAATAACAAATACTTCAAGAGCTGGTGTTCCTGTCCCTATTATTTACGGAGAGTGTTTCTGTGGTTCTGTTGTGATAAGTTCTGGAATTGATACAGTACAAGTTGAGGGTACAGTATAATGGGTTTTTTTGGAGGAGGGAGTGCTTCGGGTACACCTGAAGGGTTTGAACAGACCTTTGGTATAAAACCAAATTTACCTCCTGATGTTTTAGCTTCAAAACAGTTTCAAACCATAATTGATTTATTGGCTGAAGGAGTCATATCAGGATTTCCATCTGCTACTGGCTCTCAAGGTTCGGCAGAATATAATCAAAGTTCACTTAAAGACGTTTTTCTTAATGGAACTCAAGTATTACAACAAAACGCTGGAAGCAATCCTAGTGAATCAGATTTTAATTTTCAGAATATAACCTTTGAACCAAGATTCGGAACTTCAAATCAAACAGCCATTGCTGGTATTTCATCTACTGAATCAGAAACAGGAGTTGGTGTAACTGTTACTGTAAGTTCACCAGTTTCAAGACAAATTAGTAATACTGAAATTGATGCCGTTAGAGTAACTCTTGGTTTTCCACAACTTCAAAAATTTGAAGATGATGGTGATATTAATGGTTCTGAAGTTTCTCTTTCAATTCAAACTATAGAAAATGATGGTACAACAACAACTGTTATAACTGACATTGTAAAAGGAAGAACAGCAAGCACTTATTTTAGAGATTACAAAATAAATTTTCCATCAGGTACAAGTTTTCCTGTAACGATAAGAGTTAATAGAATAACTGCTGACAGCACAGATGCAAAATTACAAAACGCATTTCAATGGACATCTTTTACAGAAATAATAAATGAGTCTAGAGCTTATGCTAACTCTGCTCATGTAGCACTACGCTTTGACGCTGAAACCTTCCCAAGTGTCCCTTCCCGTATGTATCGTGTCAGGGGAACCCTTATCTCCATACCGCACAATGGTACTGTCAGGGCTGATGGTTCAATATCGTATTCTGGTACTTTTAACGGAACTTTTAAAAGTGATAAAGAATATTCCAATGATCCAGCATGGGTTTTGTATGACCTGTTAACAACTTCAAAAGGTTTTGGAGATCATATCGACACAACACAATTAGATGTTTTTAACTTTTATGCAGCTTCAGTTTATTGTTCAGAACAAGTAGATGACATGACAGGAACAGGTAATACTGAGCCACGTTTTTCAACTAATATCGTAATCAACACTCAACGATCTGCCTTTGAATTAATAAATGACCTTTGTTCTGTAATGCGAGTAATGCCTTTTTATAGTGCTGGTGTAATTGATGTATCGCAAGATAGACCCACAGATAGCTCTTACATTTACAATTTAAGCAATGTTACAAAAGAGGGATTTTCATACTCAAACACCTCACAAACAACAAAAGCTACTGTTGTTAACGTTGGATATTTTGATAATGAAACAAAAGAAATAGATTATGAAACGGTAGAAGATACTTCCCTGCAAGCTAAATATGGTGTTGTTGTTAAAAATCTAAAAGCATTTGCAACATCGTCTAGAGGTCAAGCTGCAAGACTCGGAAAATGGTTTTTATATACACAATCAAATGAGGCTGAAATATGCACATTTAAAACAACTATAGAATCTGGTGTGATTGTAAGAGTAGGAACAATTATATCTATACAAGACCCTATGAGGGCAGGGGTAAGAAGAGGAGGACGAATAAAAACTGGTGTATCTACAACTCAAATAATAGTTGATGATAAAAATAATACAGATTTAGTTACAACAGGTTCAGCAACTTTATCTGTAATTTTATCTGACGGTTCGTTAGAGACTAAATCAATCAGTAATGTGTCAGGTTCGACTGTTACTGTTTCTTCTGCATTTTCATCTGTACCCCAAACGAACAGCGTTTGGGTTATTGAAAACAATTCAGTAAAATTACAAACTTTTAGAGTTGTTTCTGTTATAGAACAAGAGCTTTTAAATTATCAAATTATAGCTGTTGCACATAATCCAAATAAATATTCTTTTGTTGAAGATGGATCTACTTTACCAACACGATCAATTACAACTCTTACTCAAATTAAAGAAGCACCAACCAATTTAACTGCTGTTGAAAAAATAGTTGTTTTAAATAATAGAGCAGTATCAAAATTATTTATACAATGGCAACCTGTCTCAGGTGTTACCGAATATCTTATTCAATATAGATTTGATGAGGAAAATTTTATTTCTGAAAAAATAACGAGATCAGATTTTACAATATTTGAAACTTTAAAGGGAATTTATGAAATAAGGGTTTTCAGTTTTAATGCTGTTGGTAAACCAAGTACAACACCTAATACCATCACAATAACAACTGTTGGTAAAACTGAACCACCAGCAGATATAACAGGTTTAACATATGAGCCTTTGACAGATAAACTTGCAAGGCTTAGATGGGATTTACCTACTGCTGTAGATGTTTTGCATGGAGGTCGTATATTTGTACGTCATTCACCTGTGACAGATGGAAGCGGCACTTTTTCAAACGCTACAGATTTAATTCAAGCATTAGCTGGAAATACAACTTCTGCTGAAATACCAATTCTTGAAGGAGAGGTTATTTTAAAAACTCAGGATGATACTGGCAACTTCTCAACAGGAGAAACTTCAGTAATTATTGATTTACCAGAGCCACAACCTTCGCTAATTACACAAACAAGAAGAGAAGATCAAGACAATCCTAAATTTCAAGGAACTAAAACTAATGTTGGTTTTGATGCAACAACAAATTCAATAAATCTAAGTGGAACAGGTGAATTTGATGATATTTCTGATTTTGATGCAGAATCGAGTCTTGATGATTTAGGAGGTACAATTTCATCTGGTACTTACGATTTTGGTGGTTCTGCTGGTGGAACATTTTTAGATTTAGGAGGTGTTTTTGCTCTTGATATAAAAAAACATTTAAAATCTGAGGCTATTTATCCAAACGAATTAATTGATACAAGAGGAATTATTGATGATTTACAGGATTTTGATGGCACTGCAAGTGTAGATGTAAATGCTAATCTTCTTGTTAAAGTAACAACAGATGATCCTAGTTCTGGTTCAGCTACCTACACAGATTTTCAAACATTTGCAAATGGAACCTATAGGGGAAGAGGATTTAAATTTAGAGCTGAATTAACATCTGGCGATCCAGCGCAAGATATTCAAGTAAAAGAGCTCGGATATACAGCAAGCTTACAAAGAAGAGTTGAACAAAACGCTACATCTATAGCTTCTGGTGCTGGTGCTAAAAATGTTACCTTTGACCATCCTTTCTTTGTTGGTACTAGCAGTTTGTTAGGTGCAAACTCACACTTACCTTCTGTTGGAATTACAGCTTTAAATATGGCATCTGGTGATATTTTTGAATTGACAAATATAAGTTCAACAGGTTTTACTGTGCATTTTAAAGATAGTTCTGGAAGTTCAATAAATCGAAACTTTAACTTTACTGCTATTGGTTTTGGTAAAGGTGGATAAAAACGATATAATATGAAAAATAACTGTTTTTTTAAATGGCAAGAGTTGATAATACTGGGGGATCAGGTTTTACCGTCGATAATGGTACAGGTTTAGCCGTAAGAACGAAGCTTAACCAAATAATTGCAGCTTTATCAACATTAAATCAAGGTTCTGGAACACCAAGTGTAGGAGTTGCAGCTTATACACCTTTTATTGACGGTAATACTTTAAAAATACAAAATTCTGCTAATAATGCTGCTATTTCTTTAGGCGATGTCAGCCTTGCAAACTTAGGTCATGCTTCATTGTCTGTTGCTAATACTTTTACGGCAAGAGCAACATTTAACATAACTTCTTCAATTACTTTACCTAGTGGAACGACAGCGCAGAGGGATGGTAGCCCTGCCGTTGGTATGATACGTCATAATAGTGAGACAAATACCTTTGAAGGATATAACAACGGTGCTTGGGGTTCTTTAGGAAGTGGATCTGGTGGTATTTCAAATGTTGTTGAGGATACGTCACCGCAACTGGGTGGAAATTTGGATTGTTTAACGAGAGAAATTAATACATCAACAACTAATGGAAATATAAAAGTGACCCCAAATGGCACAGGATTATTTGAAATTAAAGGGAATACAAATGATGGAACTTTGCAACTTAACTGTAATCAAAATAGTCATGGTGTAAAAATAAAATCGCCAGCGCATAGTGCCGCTCAATCATACACCTTGATTTTGCCAGATAACCAGATTGCTGCTGATAAAGTTTTGAAGGTGAAAAGTATTTCTGGATCTGGTTCAACTGCTATAGGTCAGCTTGAATATGCTGATGCAGGCGGAGGAAAAATTCTTCAATTTAAATATAGTTCAACAACAACGGAAGTTGAATCTACATCAACAACTCTTATAGATACTGGTCTATCTTTAACAATTACACCAAGTAGTGCAAGTAATCTTATAATTTTATGGGGAAGTAATCATATGCATTCACAACAGGATTGGAGTCATGCAATGACTGGACAATATTTACATCGTTCAATATCAGGAGGTTCTTCTGGTGTTATATATTACCCACCTGATTCTAATTCTAGTGGTGGAAGTTATGCCTCAGACCTTTACCAAAGTTTACCTACAATGGGAGAGACAGCAGGTTCATATACAACAAGGGTTAGAGGAAGAGTGCCGTTTAATTATACTGATTCTCCAAATACTACATCAGCAATAACTTATAAAATACAATTTAAATGCCATACTGCTGGTAGTGATCGAAATGCCTCGGCTAAAAGCTCTTATGGAAATGCAATCGCAGTTTTATACGCAATGGAGGTTGCACCATAATGGTAATGCCTAATGAAATGTACGAAGATTATCCGTCCAAGCTGAATGCTGCAATGGCTTTATGTCCTAATGCACAAGCATCATGGATAGGTCGTCAGGGAGAA